ACTATATCTGTGGAGGAAAGAGGTCTCTTTCTTATCCGGATGGTTCCGGGTAAGCTGTGTCCCTCGGCGGAAACCATTCCGCGAGAGCATCGTCTACATATACGCATCCTTGCGTATGTGCGAGATCACAGCGTAGGACTCGCCCCCGATGTAGGGGTGTTTCCTATCAAAAACCAAGAGTCGAGTACGTTACAACTTAGACGGACAAGATACTTAGTTCGTTGAAGCATCAGGAGTCACATTATGTTACCTGTAACAAACCTGGCCCCTGTGGTGCATACAAATAATATTGATGCCCAAGGGAGTTACTTCGAACGTTTGGTGAGGTCTAAACAACCGCCTCCTTACGATATTCCCACAGCGTATAGTGTGGATCGAATTGTAACCCTTAATGCAAGACTCTTCGGGAATTATTCGAGCCATGGCTCATTCGCTAACGCGGGTGCCATTAACGGAGATTTTCTCGTTTCGTATGACTGCAGTACCCCGTGCCTGGCCGGCGACATTGAACGTGCGATTAACAATGCACGCGCAAAAATGCTCGACCAGATCCATGAGGAAGCCATGATGGCTGTCAACTACCATGAGAGAAAGAGTGCTCTGGACATGATGTCTTCCAGACTATTCCAACTCGCAAGATTCACCGCCGCCTTGAAAAGCGGCCGTGTGGTAGACGCGTGCAAGGCTCTTAACTTGAGTCCTAGCCGCTACTTCTCTCCTAAGGGTTATAATCCTAAAAGAGGGTGGCGCCGCGTTACAGATTTTGGAGATGCCTGGCTCGAGTTTCACTTCGGCTGGGCCCCCTTAGTTGGGGATATCTACAACTGTATTGACATACTTGCCACTAGCCCCAATCCTAATCCGTTTACGGTTAAGGGTAAGGCCGTGAATTTCCATCACGAGTACTACCAGAAGGGCGGCTCGCCGTTCTTCGAAGTGTACAGTAGGCAAATAAACGGGAGAGTAAGGGCAAAGTGCGGGGTTACCATAGCCGTGCGCAATGCCACTACTTATACCGCATCACGTATGGGAATCGTGAACCCTGCGTCAGTCCTCTGGGAGGTTATTCCTTTCAGTTTCGTGGTCGATTGGTTCGTTAACGTTGGGGATTTTCTATCCCAATGGACGGACTTCATCGGTCTCGATATTAATTACCCATGGTATGGGTGGACTATGGTTGCAAACTCGGAGTATTCTTATCACTACAATAACCCGGGTTTAATCGGGCAAAGAGTGAATAAATCTACGCTCCATTCACGTCGCATCCTTGGCATACCGAGTGTAACGCTCAAAATCAGACCCCTAAAACGGCTTTCTGCTGTGAGGGCTGCCACTGCGATATCACTACTGCTCCAAGGGCTTAGAGGCCCGCAGAGTAAATAAGCATCCTTTCTTTTAATTGTAGCATCTTTTGTTCTCGTAAGGAGAATCTTATGCCATCAATCGCCAATTTGACGATTAAGAAAAACGACGGAACGACCGATATTGTCTATACTGGTCTGCAACCATCCTCGGGGGATTCAACCCCGGCTTGCTGGAAAGCTCAAACCGTTGGCAGCGCCCCAGCACACCAGCCTGAATTTCGGCTGTCGGCCAAGGACGCTTCAAAGGGTGCGCGTCGTGCGTTGCGTAGTACTTACAAGTACCCGCAAATTGCCACGAACTCCACCACTGGTCTCACAGCTGTCGTCGACAGCTGTACCGCTGATACCAATTGGAACTTCCCTAAAGGAATGAGCCAAACGGATATTAACGAATTCGTCTCCCAATACGCCAACTTGCTCGTGCAGACTCTTGTAAAAGACTGCGTGAAACAAGGTTACTCGGCGTCTTAACCTAGGGCCCGCAATGGGTCTTAATTAACGGAGACTGAAATGACCACACAATTCATGACACCAGAAGTGCTTGAATTAGCTTTGAACCTAACGGAAAAGCTCAACTGTCCGCGTAGCGTATCTGTAGCAATTTTGATACGCTCCGAAGAGTGGTTGCAACTGCTTGAACTGCAGTGTAAACCGAGCGACTATTCCTCCGCTGAAGATTATCTTAGAGCCACTGCCGCAACCGACTTTCTTCGGAAGGTCGAGGCTGTGATTCCTGGGATTGATCCGGGGCCTACCACTTTCCAGAAATGGGAATGGGCAGAAAAGGAATGCTTTAAAACCAATTGCAGGCTAAACGAAATCATGGACTTTGGCACCTTAAATGGTGATCCTGTCCCTGACGCGATAAATCGCTTTATCGAGCGATTTCGTGATAACGTTAGGTCTTTGATTGGCAGCGGTCCCGGTGCCTACGAACAACATGGGCGTTTCGGGCCAGGCGCTACAGTATCAGATAATTATGGTCGGACTACCGTCCCTCATAAAATGTCTTCGACTCCAACTTTTACCCCCTCAGCGCTTTTTCATTTGGTCCCTTGGACGGGTACCAGATGGGCGTCCGCTTGCGCGGCGAGAGGTGATGTTCCAGTTGAGGTAAGAGGCAACTCTTACTTTACCGTTCCAAAAACTGCACTTACGTACAGATCATGTGCGAAGGAAAGTTCGATCAACGCATTTTTTCAACTTGGCCTTGGCCATGTCATGAGAAAGCGTCTAATGAGGTCAGGTATTGATCTCGATCACGGTCAGAATGTCCACAGGCAGGTTGCCTGCTCCTCTAGTATTACGGGAGAGTTCTGCACACTCGACTTGTCATCAGCGAGCGACACCATTTGTCAGGCTTTGGTAAAGCTTGTCATGCCCGAGGCGTGGTTTACCGCGCTTAGTTCGTTACGCTCGACCGTCACAATTTTTCGTGATGGTAAGAAGAAATACGGATATCGACTTGAGAAATTCTCGTCGATGGGAAATGGTTTCACATTCGAATTAGAGACCGTGATTTTTACGGCTCTATGCATGTCCTGCTCGGAAGAACTAATACCGGGCTGGAATTTGCTTGTTTACGGGGATGATTTAATAGTCCCTACTGGACACCATGAGAATGTGATTAGTGCTCTGAAGTTCTTTGGCTTTACACTAAACGCTCGAAAGAGTTTTGTGGAAGGGCCCTTCAGAGAAAGTTGTGGCGGAGACTTCTACGACGGACAGCCCGTGAGGGCTTACTTTCTTAAGGAGTTTCCAAATGAACCACAACACTTCATCGCCATCGCGAATGGCCTTAGACGACTTGCTCTCAGTTTTGGGCAAGATTCTCGTCTTTGGGCTGATTTACGCGGTGTTTGGTTTCGGTGCTTGGATTATTTACCAAGTTCTATCCGTGCGTGTCGGGGACCCGAGCAATTGGGTGACCTCTGCATACACGATCATGAAACCAGATGGAGCACACGCTCGAGAGCAAACTGTATCAGGTACGTTAGGGTTTTTCGGCCGTGCGCCCCTCGAGGGGTCAGCTTCAACCGATTCTGCCCAGACGTGCAGATTGCAGCGGCTCTATACGGAATAAGATTAGCCGGAGAAATTAACGATCGATGGCCAGACGGGTTTGATAACCGCCAGCTCATAGATCGTGATCCGGTCATGTCTTATAAAGTAGGTTGGCTTCCTTTCTCCTAAAAGGGTGAGAGGCAGTATTCGCCCCTCGGGGTGATAGTCTTTCCGGCTTTCTATCAGAAAGCCGGTGGTTGGGTGGGTATTCCCATTCATAAAACGAGTGTTGGCG